TTGGTTAGAGCATTGGTCTTATGAGCCAAAGGTCTTCGGTTCGAGCCCGAACTAGTGCATCTCTTTATTGCATAAAAATATATTTATGCAATAAATATTTGTAAGAAATAAATATTTGTAAGAAAGATAATAGAATAGTATTTTATTTACTTATATTAATGAATATTACAAATTATTTTACATCTTTGAATAATAATAATTTAAATTTAGAACCAACGGATTTGAAAACAACCCATTCTTTTCGTCACGACCAACTTTTCAATAAGTATCAAAATAAAATTAAAAATAAAAAAGAAAATAGTTCAAATAAAGGATATGGAAAAATAAAAAAAACAGCTTATATAGAAGGATTTAATTTATTAGAGACTAATGTAACAGGACAAGCCCAAAATGTTTATTCCTCGACATCAGTTTCAAGTGACCAAATATCAGCAAACCAACAATTGCTTACAAATTATGAAAATGCATTAACACAATACCAATCCGAAATTAATAAAGTAACACAATTAGTTGAAAATTATTTTGCTCAAATTAGTCCGAATAATCCTTATTTAGGTAAAAATATTCGTTTTTCAGATAGTGGAGCTATTTATTATGTAACACAACAAGGAGTAGCAAAATATTATTCTGAAGAAATATGGAATTCTTTAATTGCGACCCCAAACAGTTTTCCAAATTGTCCTAATTCTAGTAATTTAATAAATATAGATATTCCTTGGATATCTGCTTATTTAACATTTGGGAGTACTATTCCAACTACTCCTCAATTAACTGTAGGTACACCAATGATTAGTGGACAAAGTTGTGGAAATGAAGGAAAAAATGTAATTGTGAATAGTTTAATTGAAGATACCCAAATAAACTTTATTGGAAATTATAATGATAATCCAACAAATCCTTTAATGACACCAATTGGTAGTGAAGGTTCGAGTTTTGAAGGTTGTGAACAACAAGCAGCAATGGACGGATACACCTATTTTGCATTACAAAATGTGAATAATAATTATACAGGACAATGTATGGGATCTAATGATATATCCCAGGCAACTTCCCAAGGCCAAGCAATACAAGCTAGTCCAACTATTCTTTGGTCATCTAATACAGCATCTTTAGGAGGAACTTCGGCTAGCTTAACTAGTTCTGGAACATTAGTTGTTTATGATGCAAATAGTAATATTGTATATCAATCTCCATCTCCAAATATTAGTACTCCTCCTGCTAATTCACAGGCAGCTGTAGCAGCCCAAACTCCTCCTCCAACTACCACTTCTTCTAATACTGTATATGGAATTAATCCATTATTTGATGGATTTAATCCAAATGCATCAACTCCTCCAACCACTTCTTCTAATACAGGATATTATTCATATAATCCATATTTTATGGGATAATAAATTGAACTAATAAAATATATTTTTATTTTTATTTATAAATTTAAATTATTTATATGTATGATTTAGAATAATTTAAATTTATATCTTTATATCATAGATAAATATATCATGTCTGTTAATTCATCTCCTGCTCCAACTTCAGCCACAACTACTTCAACATCTAGTTCACCAGTTGTTAACTTAACTAGTATATTAACAAATAATACTAATGTAAATAATGGTATTTCAAGTGATGGTACAAATGTTTGGATAGGTGGTATAAATGGTGAAACAAGTGTTATATATCAAGTATCATGTGCTACAAGTACTCTTGTTAACACAATAACTCTCCCTATTACTTATTATCCAATTACCTCTGGCATTTCTAGTGATGGAACAAATGTTTGGGTTTGTAATTTTGGTAATGCATCTGTATTCCAAATTCAATGTTCTACAGGAAAAGTACTTAATACAATTATTATACCAAATAATCCAATTTCAATTGTTAGTGATGGAACAAATGTTTGGGTGGCTTGTAATAATAATTTTTGTAGTCAGATTTCTTGTTCAAGTGCAACAATAGTTAGGACTATTAATATGTTAGCTGGACCAGTTTATGTAGCAAGTGATGGAGTAAATGCTTATGTTACTGTCAATGGAAATAATATTAAAGTAGTAAATAGTTCGTCTGGAGCATTAACTGATTTAAATTTGCCATCTGGTAAACAAATAGGTGGTATCGCATCTGATAAAAACAATATTTGGTATACGTATATCTCCAATAATCAAAGTTATTTACAAAATTATCCTCTTAATTCATCAACCACAAATGTGACACTAAATTATTCTACATCTGCTTCTGGTCAAGATTTACTTTGTAGTGATGGAACTTATGTTTGGATAAATTCAAGAGGAGGAAGTCAATATAGTACATATCAAGTTAGTTGTAGTACAGGTTTACTTGTAAATACTATTAATAGTGGTGTCGAAAATACAAATGCATATTCACCACGACCATTGTATGTTATAAATCAAGATCAAATTACTTGTGATGGTAAAAATGTATGGATAATTGGAGTAAATTCTAGTAATCAACCTACATTCGTACAATTAATAGTTAGTTCTTCTAGTTCATCAAGTTCATCAAGTTCATCAAGTTCTAGTGCTACTACAACTACTGCATCTTCAGTATCTTATATTCTTAACATATCTAATTTTATGACAATTTGGGCAGGCACTAGTCCATCCGATATTACTCAATATGTATGGAACCCAATTGGTGGAATATCACAATCAACTTCCAATACTGGAATACCAAATTTACAACCAAATTCTTCTTATAAATCTTCTGCTGGAAAAACAACGAATACTTGGATATCTTCTGGTTTTACTTTAGCAAAAGGAGAATTCATAGGAAATACTGATGGAAGTTTATATTTAATTATGAATACAGATGGAAATCTCAATTTATGTACAACAAGTTATAATTATTATTCAGGTATTCAATTACCTGGGGGAATGTATGCTGGTGCAAGTGGCCAAAACGCTATTTATCAATTTAATGAAGTAGGTAATCCGGCTTTAATAAATAATATTTATTATATTGACGGTAACACGTTTTCTTATAAATATCCAAGTAGTTATGTTTCACAAGGAACAAATTATACACAATTTTCTGATTTAGATACAACTGGAAATGACCTTGGTCCAACAAATAATTCTAGTGTTTCTCAATGTCAATCAATATGTGATGCAAATACAAATTGTTATGGATTTGTTTTTGATAGTAATAATACATGTCGACCAAAAAATAGTAATATGTGGCCTTCTAGTAGTAATCCTGTTCCTACTCAAGGAACAAATACATATTTAAAGATGAATAAATTAATTCAATCTCCGATTGGTGTTACATTAGACACAATCAATACAAATTCATTTGTTACCAAGTCTTATCCTCAAGCAAGTGATGGAATTCATAGTGCATATGGATTAACTGTTTATATTCAGTCTGAATTAGATAAAATACAGACTTTAGCTCAGTCAATAAATGAAATGGCAGAGGAAATTTCTAATAATAATATTACTATAGATAATAGCCAAATTAATATTTTCAATCAAGCCAATAAAGATAAAAAGGCTATTGAGCTTTTTATTGATGAATATAAATTAATAGAAAAAGAAATTGAACAGGTAGATAGCCAAGAACACATGTTAGTAGATACAGATATTAAAGTATTACAAGAAAATTATAATTATTATTTATGGACTATTTTAGCAATTGGATTTGTTATTGTAGGTATTCATGTGATTAAGAAAAAATCACTTTTTTAAATAAATAATTTTTAAATATTACAATTATATTACATTATATAACATTATATATTACAAATATCAATAAATTTTAAATATCGAAAATTTATTGATTGATATCGAAAATTATTAAGTATAATTATCTAACTATAAAATATATGGAATCCACTAATCAAACATATAATGTATCTGACAGTAATAGTGAAACATTAAATTATATTCAAGAGTTACAAACTATTGAACAAGGTATATTTACTAATTTAGAACAAAATGGTGCTACTATGACAGAAGCCGAACAAAATCAATTATTAAATCAAATGAATGATATTTCCCAAATGCGAGTTAATCTTTATCAATCCTTAAGTGGTATGAATAATATGTTCCAAAATGCACTATTAAATTCCAGAGAAACATTAGATGAACAAATTGTTGCAATACAGATCGTGGAAAACCAATTAAATGATGCAAAGGCAAAATTGAAAGCTTTAGAGGAAGAAAAAAATAATAATATCCGAAATATTCAAATTAATGATTATTACTCTGAGAGATTTAATCAGCATGCAAAATTGATGAAAATAATCGTTGTTATGTTAATACCAATTATTGTTTTAGCCTTTTTATATAATAGAGGATTAATACCGCAATTTATATATTTTCCATTATTGGTTTTAATTGTTTTAGTAGGATTTTATTTTATTTTTATTAACTATACTTCAATGATGAGAAGAGATAATATGAACTATCAACAATTTGCATGGCCTTTTAATACTGATACTGCTCCAACTTCTAATTCCACTACTACTGATGATACTTCTCCATTTTCTCCGGTAGACACTCCAGTATGTGTTGGTTCACAATGTTGTACTGATTTCGAACTGTTTGATGCTAGTTTGAATAAATGTGTTTTATTACCAATTGCTGCTTATCAATCCTTAAATTCAACTTCAGGAACAAATTTAAATACTGAAGTTAATGGAATTAATTTTGGTCCAACTCTAAATACAGGATTAACTAGTAGTCAGGCTGATTATATAGATAGTATTTAATAATGGAATAGATTTAACAATGGAATAGATTTAACAATGGAAAAAAATTAAAAAAAATAAAAATCATGTGAAATAATTATATACGAATAAATCTATTATTCATATATAATAAATATGGGAAATAGTAGTTCAGCTAACACCACTCTTGATAGTAATACCTTAAATTTATTCAATCAAGATGGAAGTATTTGTGATGCTAATTGTCAAAAACAACAAACTTTAACTCAGTTACAAAATACACTCGAAAATGCAAAAGCTAATTTAACCAATGCACCAAGTGAATACCAAGAAGCCAGAAAAAATTATTTAGTTCAATTAAATGGAAGTAATGTTTATAATAAAACATTAGAGGGAGACTTGAAAGCAAAGGTGGAAAAAATAGCTACGACTTTACAAAATAATTTTGATAATAGTTGTCAAGAAGCAAATACTCTTTTATCTAATTACCAAGGAACTCATGTAAATTTAACTAATGTAATGGAATTATTGAAAAAATATATTGAAGAAAACAAATTATTAATAGATGAAATAAAAAATACATCATCCGATGTTATAACCAATGACCGTCGAACGTATTATGAAGACCAAGGTTTAAATAACTTGAAAAAATATTATAAATGGATGAAATATCTTTATTTTTTAATGGCGTTCGTTTATTTAATTATTGTTTATTTTTACCCCAATCCAATGACAAATAAATTAAAAATAATTATTTTTATAATAATAATTATATATCCATTTATTATTAATCATATTTTCAAGTTTTTATTTAAATTATTAAAGAAAATATTAACTTTTTTACCTAAGGATGTTTATCATACATTAGGATATGTGGATACCGATGATGGATTTAACTAATTTTACTTTCATTTGATAAGCCAGATATAATGTTATTTATTTTTTGGTTTTTCTAAAAGAATATCTACATTTTTGCTTTTGTTTTTTTCTGTTAATTCTATTTTTTCTAATGCATATTGTCCACAAGGTCCACAATGATCTTCATTTGATAAATCTATTTTATTGTTCATTATAGAATTACAATTTTCAATTCTCCATCTACCAACCGGTTTAGGAACCTCTTTTGGTAGTAAATTTTTAATTATATTTTTTATAAATATCATTATATATTAACTAATACTGTATTTAAGTATTTTAGATAAATGAATGAAAGGCAATTCAAATATACAAATGAATAAAAAATGAATAAAAAAGTTTTTTATTTTTATTTTTATTTTTATTTTTATTTTTATTTTTATATTATTTCATTGTATTCTGAGATCATGTATTCTTCAAATCATCCGTTTCATCCTGATAATTCATTCTTACTCCATGCCAACCAGTTTGTTTTATTCGGCCAAATTTCTTTTCCATATATTCATATATTTCAGTTCCTTTCGGTATATTTTTCGATCCTTGACTTTCTTGATACCAAATTTTAAACTGATTAGATAATTCAGTTTTCTTTATTTTATCATTTGGATTGCCAGTTTTGATAACCATCTCATTTATAAATGCAGAAATATGATCTTGTCCTTGTCTATATTTGTTGGATGCTGCCATTACTATTTCACTATCTTTTACTACACCGTCTGTTTCAAATGCTTTTTTCACCAACATACTCATAAATACTGGAGCCAATATTGGTAGACGTTCTTTTAGAGTTTTATCCTTTTTGTATACATATTGCGTATCATCTGTATGTACTTCATCATCATCAATGAATTTCGACATAAAATCACAAATACGAATTCTTCTCCATGTTCCATCATCATTAGAATTTATTTCAAATAAAGAATTCGTACAAACCACAAGTTTAAACTGAGGTTCAAATATTTCACTTTCACAATATAACGCTCTTCCTTGAACAGGATCACCGCCAGTTAGTTCCTTCATTATTCCTTCATTAATTTTCGTATCTTTTGATGGTTCTTGCATAACTGCATATCTAATACCTTTTAATTGTACTATTTCAGAAGATGTTCCACCAATACCGTTTCTCTTCTCAGTAACCAAAGTAATAGGAACCGTACCTTTATATTCTCCCAATGATTGAGACATCAAATCTGTTAATATAGATTTTCCATTACTTCCACTTCCACGATATATATTAAAAGTTTGATTTAAATTGGTTCCAATCAAACAAGATGCTAAATGCTCCCACATATATTTTGTTAGTGACTGAACTGGAAATAATTTCTCCATAAAATCCTGTAATTCGTCCATAATATCTCCATACTTTTCTTTATTATAAGGAATATAGTCAATATTCGTTGTTTTAGTAATATAATCTTGAGGATAACCATCTCTGAAAATCTTTTCTTTAAAATCAATAACTCCGTTATTAAAACACAGCAAATTTTTATTAGAATCCATTTTCTTGACAAATTCCTTATCGTAAAATATTTCCATCGCTTCTCTCATTATGTTATTTTTATCATTCGTTTTTTTCAACTTTACACAAATTTCACATAATGATTTCGACTTTCTTTTAATATGTTCTATTATTTCATCATTTGGATTATGATTTTGCATTTCATTTGTATAAGACTCCAGTTTTTTCTTATACAAATTATGCATATCTTTGGATATCGCTAATCTCAAAGTTAAACCCTTATCTGGTTCCCATCGATGATTTCGATATTTATACCATATCTTATTAGTTATACTTGTACAAATATATTTATCTTTAAACATCTGATATAGAACTTGAGCGAAATCAAAGTCCGTTTGCGTAGTCAATGTTTCCTCAATAAAATTTTCAATAGAATTATTTTTAACTAGTTGAAATTTTTCATATGCATCTTGTTTGGCCCAATACATAATAGATCTTCTGGTTACACCGTCCTCTTTTTTATGAAAATAATTATTCCATTGATGATACAAATCTGGTATTGAACTAAAATCAAAATCACTCGCTTTACTACGCACCATTACCCAAGTAATAAATAAACGATCATCCGTATGTTTTAATGCAAACGCAACTTGTCTATTTAATAAATGGGATCCTGGATCATAATATTTTTCTGGTAAAATAAGTGCATATTGATGTGTTTCTTTAATCTCATGCTCGGATGGTAATAATTGTTTTAAAAATATCTCTTCGGCTTTTTTCAACATTTCCATATTTTTAATTTCTGTTACCGGAATATAGTCACATCCAGAGGCGTCATCATCTAATGATTCTATACGAATATTTGTTTTTTTTTTAGGTTTGTTATTTTTTGTTTCTATTCTTTTATTATAACTATCAATAATAGATGGATTAAATTCAAATTTACAACAATTACTATTTTGTGCTGAAAGTCTACTATAATTATTTTCTAGATCAAAATCACTTACCTTTTGTTCTTTCATACTAAATTCACCATCTTTTTTATCGTAAATCATAATATAATGCTTTGTTAATTCATAAGCTTGATTTCTCGGTTTTCTAGAACCATACATTTGCCAGTTAGTAGTACCTTTACAAATTCCTTCATCAATGATAGAATCCCAGGTATTTACCAGAGATAGATGTTGCCATGTGTTTGGTAACTCAAGTAATATTTTATCACGCAACATTTGCTGCATTACATGATCCATTTGAATATTAATAACCATATGAATACCGTCTTTTGTAATAGATTTATCTTCTAATCTATTTACGTCAGGTTTTTCAAAAATAAATACATCAAATGGTTTATTTTCTTCGAATAGAAAGAATTCCTTAAGTTCATCCAAATACAAAGTTATCATATCATCTATATCTTCATGGGTATGTTGCCTAGTTTCCACGTCATAATTGTATCTAAAATCAAAGTCGACTAATAATGGACCTTCCTTATCTAATTGTTTTTCAGTTAAATGTTCTGTTCTTTTATTTTTAAAAACATGTTGATGATAGAGTTTATAAAAAGTAGGTAAATCTTCTTTTGGAATAGTATATGCACCTCCATAAACATTTGCCTCTTTATCTCCTATTCTTGTATGTGTAATATTGAATGTTCCTTTATCTGATTTGACATTTGTATGCTTTGCTAGAAAATCGTTTAAATCTTTAAATTGACACGATATTTCCATTATTAGTATGGATATTATATAATAGATATATTTTATTATTTTTATTTCATTTTTTTTTGAAAGTCTAAAAATTTAAATTATTTTTGCAATTAATTTAAATTTTTAGACTTTCAAATAGTTTTAGTTTTTATACCCACATGTAATGTAGGTTTTGAAAAACATTACCAGCATTTCCTCTATAAAATATCATCCAAATGGAACAGTTACCACTTCCACATATAATATATTTACATTTAGAAATAATTAAAAAGGAAGCAAATAAAGTTTTCATATCTTCATAATTTTCACTACTTTTTTTTTCATTATGAATTCCAAAACTATTTGAAGAAGTACTATTTTCAGATATTATAATGATATGATTAGAAT